AGAAACTCTCACTCGAATTGGCATTTCATCAAGAAAAGAAAAAAAGCTATACCAGACTTGTCACATCTTGCATAAACAAGGTAGGTATGCTATACTACACTTTAAGGAACTGTTCATCTTAGATGGTAAGTCAGATACCTTTATCGAAGAAGACGCATCAAGAAGAAATACAATCGTTAATCTTTTAGAAGAGTGGGGTTTGGTTTCTGTTATACAAACAGAAAAAGCTCAAGACCCAGTAGCTCAACTAAATCAAATTAAAATCTTATCTCACAAAGAGAAAAGCAATTGGACTTTGGAAGCTAAGTATAACATCGGAAAGAAGTGAAATGAATATTTATAGAATGAACGAAAATGCAGAACTACCAGAGTATGCAACAAAAGGCTCAGCCTGTTTCGATATCAAAGCATGTTTTAAGAATGGCGATAGGCTCAAGGGCGTCAACTCTTGGAATAAAGAACAAGCGGTAGCAGTTAAGGGTGTATCCACAGAGATAGACGCATTTCAGCTACCACCAGGAATTAGGGTGCTAGTACCCACAGGATTAATTTTCGACGTACCAGAGAAACATGTTTTAAAACTATTCATTCGTTCTGGCATGGCGTATAAGAAAGGGTTGTCTTTAGCAAATGGTACAGGGATTATTGACTCTGACTACACACTAGAAACATTCGTTATGTTACAAAACAACACTGACAGTCTTGTCAAGATCACTAATGGTGATCGTATAGCTCAAGGTATGCTTGAAAAAGTTGTTCAACTAAAAATTGCAGAAACAACAAAGCCAATGGAATTGACAGAGCGAGATGGGGGCTTCGGTTCAACAGGAGACTAAGCTCATGCTTAAATACTTAATACCGACTATTCTATTATCAACAGGGGCGTTTGCTCAAGAAGTACCACCTTTTCATTCAGTACAAGCTTGTGGGTCTTTGCCTCAGATGGCAGAACAAGTAAAACAATATGGTGAAGAAATTCTGTTTAAGGGTAAAATCCTACAGCAACACATAAGTGGTCAACTTGTTAACACTGAATTTGTTTTCAGTACAAATCAAGACACAGGTTCTTGGACTCTGATTGCCTTGTATCCAAACGGATGGTCGTGTTTAGTAGGTAATGGCACTGATTTTGAGCCTTTCATTAGATAAATTTAAAATCAAGACGAAAAGACTTTATAAATAAAGGTGTGATGCCTAATGGGTCACACTACTTAATCTTGCTTAATAAAGGAGATAGCAAAATGAATAAACGTAGTTTAGACGGTAGACTAGATACCGCAATGCTTAATGATCCGTTCTTAATCGGTTTTGATCGAATGATTGAAAGAATGAGAGACACAACCCCAAATCAACAGGCTTACCCACCATATAACATCGTCAAGGTAGACGATGACCAATATGAATTGCAGTTAGCAATTGCTGGGTTCGCCTATGACGATCTTGATATTCAGATCAAAGAAGGGGTACTAACAATCGAAGGTAAACAGGAAGCCACAGATGAGAAACATTACATCCATCGTGGAATTTCTGGTCGTTCCTTCTCAAGAGTTTTCACACTAGCTGATACAGTTGTTGTGAATGGCGCTGACCTTATCGATGGTATCTTAACCGTCAAATTGGAAAACGTAATACCAGAAGCAAAGAAACCTCGTAAGATTGAAATCAATCGTGGGGAACCCCAGCTTCTAAAGGGGTGATGTCCTAAAGCATCAATGGGGGGAGATAACTTCCCCCATTTTTATTAATGGTTATATAATGACAAAGGAAGAATGAATGAGTTTACTTAATAAAATTGCAATCGTAGGTGCTATGGTTGTAGGACTAGCATCAACAGCAATGGCAGAAGACAAGACTAAGGTTGGATTTATCTACGTAGGACCAACAGGCGATCATGGTTGGACATACCGTCACGACATTGGACGTAAACAAGTAGAAGAAGCATATGGCGATAAAGTAGAAACGTTTTATGTAGAATCTGTAGGCGAAGGTCCTGACTCAGAGCGTGTGTTAACACAAATGGCTTTGAATGGTGCAGACATTATCTTCGCAACAAGTTTTGGCTACATGGATTCAGTATTGAATGTAGCAAAAAAATTCCCAAATGTAAAATTCGAACATGCCACTGGTTATAAGCAGAGCGAGAATGCGGCTAACTATGGTTTGAAACTATATCAAGCACGACACGTACAAGGTGTTGTTGCAGGTATGATGACGAAGACAGACAAGATTTGTTATATCGCATCATTCCCAATCCCAGAAGTTATTCGTGAAATTAACACGTTCTTCTTGGGCGCTCGTAAGCATAATCCAAATGTAGAGCTATCAATTGCATGGGTATACACATGGTATGATCCAGGCAAAGAGAAAGATGCGGCTAATGCATTGATCCAACAAGGTTGCGATGTCGTAGCACAACACACAGACTCTCCAGCACCACTACAAGCGGCTGAAGAAGCGGGCGTGGTTGGTTTCGGTCAAGCATCGGATCAGATGAAGTTCGCACCGAAAGCACAGTTGACAGCGACTATCGACAACTGGGGACCTTATTACATCGACAAAGTTGGTCAAGTTATTGATGGTACTTGGACAACTGGTGATTACTTTGGTCACATGAATGAGGGCGCAGTACAAATGGCTCCATTCGCAAACATGCCGCCAGAAGTAGAAGCAGAAGCACAGCGTGTGAAAGATGCGATTACGAACGGTGAATTGTTTGGGTTTACAGGTCCGATCAATAAGCAAGACGGTTCGGTATTCTTAGCAGAGGGTGAAGTTGCAACACGTGCGCAACTAGACACGATGATGTTCTACGTTGAAGGCATCAAATCGCCAATGCCATAAACCAACAAGGGGAGTCTAGCGGCTCCCCTTTACTATAACATGGAGATTAATATGATACCTATTATTGATTTGAGTTCATCAGATGCATTGCGTCAGATTGAAGATGCCTATACTACAGTTGGTTTTGCAGTCTTTACGAATGGTTTGGATAAAGAACAACAGAACGATATGGATTGTTGGTTTGATGAGATGCAATACTTTTTCGATCTTGATTTGAAAACAAAAATGAAGTATCCATATGAGGTTGATACCAATCTAGGATACAGCGTTGTTGGTGACGAAAATGTTGACCCAACTGCACCTAAAGACCTCAAGGAAAGTTTTAACTATAACAACACGCGCATGGGCGAACACCTTTGGCCTCATGATATGCCAAAGTTTAGATCAACAGCACTAAGAAGTATAGAAATTGCTGATGACCTTACCATTCGCATTTTGGGGATGTTTGACACTATCTTGGGATCAGGCACTACATTAGTAGATGCACATCAAGAACCTTTCAACACAACACGAGTTATTCACTACCCATCAACATTTGAATTGAAAGATGAACTCGAAGATCGTCAAATGCGTATTGGCGAACACAGTGATTACGGTACTATCACTCTTTTGTGGCAAATTAATGATGTCCCAGGACTTGAGGTACAAGACTTAAATGGCGATTGGCATCCAGTCCCATACGCACCAAACAGTGTTATTTGTAACATTGGTGATCTACTTCAGCGTTGGACTAATGATTATTTCGTTAGCACCAAACATAGAGTGGTGAATTCTCACCTTCACCTTAATCGTTACAGTATGCCTCACTTTGTTGATCCTACCCCAGGAACTATGGTTTATAACCTACGCGACGAAGAAGCAAAATACGCACCCATCGAGTCTAAAGAATACTTGATGTGGCGTCTAGCGCAGAGTTATTAGGAGAAAGAAATGGATTTATTCCAATCAGTAAATTTTATTAGTCATGCTGGTATTCCAATGACATGGAAAATTGAGTGTGATGCTATCAGCCCACAGGAGTGGGTTACATTAGCACAGATGATTAAAGAACATGAACATCGTCCATGGCAAAAAGCTGTGGGCATCCCTCGTGGGGGTGTTGCATTAGGAGAAGCATTGGATGCATACAGTACAGGCAACCCAAATGATCCAATTCTAATTGCAGATGATGTTTATACCACAGGAACTAGTTTTCGAGAATTCAAAGAAGAAAACTATCCAGATGTGGAAACAATAGAATGGTGTGTTTTTGCAAGGCGTCCTACTAATCTAGGCGTTAAAGCACTCTTGACTATGCCCACTATAGAAACTTGACAAATCAAAGTTTCCATGGTATACTATAACTACATTTAAATTATGTAAGGAGATTAACAGTAATGGCAGGGAAAACAGCAGTTGTGTTTTCATGCGCCCACTCAGACCCATCAGTTAGCAATGAGCGATTTGATTGGTTGGGCGAATTAATCTGGGACGTAAAACCTGACTACGTTGTAGATTTAGGTGATGGCGCTGATATGCGATCACTGAATAGTTTTGACTCAGCTAAGGCTCCGAAGAATTTCGTAAGCCAAAGCTATGAGGCAGACATTGAATGCTACAACGAAGCAATGGATCGTATGCGTATTAAGTTCAAAGCGAACAAACGTAAACGTCCAGCATACTATGGTTTCGAAGGAAATCATGAAACTAGAATTAGAAGAGCTATTTCAATGGACCCTCGTATTGAAGGGGAGAAGTACGGTATTTCTTTTAAGCATCTTGGTACAGATAATTGGTTTGATGAATATCACGAGTACGAACATGACGCACCAGCCATTCATGATTATGATGGTGTAAGTTATGCACATTTCTTTACTAACGGCTATCGTCCAATGTCTGGTGTAAACCACGCTGCTGGCATTTTAGCTAAACGTTTTGGTAGTGCAACTTGTGGTCATAGTCATAAACGTGACATGAAAATTCGAGATGACGTACATCCATACGGAGCAATCGGCTTAGTTGCAGGTTGTTACAAGGGCGCACCCGAAGGTTGGGCAGGTCAGATGAACAAAGAATGGTGGTCTGGCGTTGTTATTAAACGTGAAATCGAGAATGGCATGTATGAGCCAGAATTTATTTCACAGGAAAGGCTACAGAAAACTTATGGTAAGTAACCAAAATACTAAACTGCGTTCGGCTATGTCGAGCGCAGAAATCGAACGGTTAGAAGATGAGCAAGCGGATAACGCTGACCAAATTCTAATTCAGCAATGGCTTGCTAAGAAGGAAAACAAAGTTGAAGTGTGTGACTACAATACTCGCACAGATGAAGAAGACATTGTTTACCACTGGAAAAAGAAGAAGGGTGATGAGAAATGAAATACGTAATCGATATCGATGGTACTATTTGTCATGAAGTTATCATCCCTGATAGTGGTGGCAAAAAAGACTATGCGAACCACATTCCAATTCCAGAAAGAATTATTAGAGTTAATCAGTTATTCAATGATGGTCACACTATTAAATACATGACTGCAAGAGGTTGCGTAAGTGGCATTGACTATTATGACTTGACTGAAAACCAATTGCTCAGTTGGGGTTGCAAGTTCCATGAACTTAGTGTAGGAGAGAAAGAAAACTATGACATTTGGATTGATGACAAAGCTTTCTGGTCTGAAAACTTTTTTCGCAAAACAGGCGAAACCTACGAATAGAAACCTAAAGGAGATTATATTATGACTACTGCGAATCCATACGATACACTTGTAGAAATTAGTGAAGAAGACTACTGCAATCAGATGATGCAGAACCCACTTGGACGAAAGTGGTTTATTTGGCATAGAGAGAACCCTGCATTCTTTGAACTGTTTGAACAGTTTACCAAAGAAGCAATTAAGGCAGGTCATACACAACTCAGTGGTTGGTTAATCATTAATCGTGTACGTTGGGAAACTGATGTTGTTACTACTGGTGATAAGTACAAGATTTCTAACAATTACGTAGCATTGTTTGCACGTTTGTTTATGATCAAATATCCAGAGTACATTGGTTTCTTTAAGACAAAGAAGATGTCAAGTATTCCAGAAGACGTTTTCAATCCAACATAAGGAGTTTTGAATTGGGAAGATTTATAGCGGCAATGGATCACAGTGGTGGTTCAACTGGTGGTGTACTCGAACGCTATGGGCAAGATTACACAGAAGAAAATAAGATGGATTTAGTTCATAAGATGCGTTTGCGGATGGTGAACAGTCCAGACTTTACAAGCGATAATATCTGGGGTGCAATCATGTACAAGGATAGTGTTGAACGTGGTTTGGCGTACATCATGAATTCGAAAGGTATCAAATCATTTCTTAAGATCGACAGTGGTTGTGATGAAGATGGTACTCTAAAACAGTTTCCAGTAAAGCAAATGTTAAAGTATGCGCTTAGCATGGACTGTCACGGAACTAAGATGCGTAGTATTGTTAATGGTGTCGGGATGATACATCCTGTACTTAAACAACAGTTTACTCTTGCTGAAACTATTGGTGATTACGATTTAGTGCCAATCATCGAACCCGAAGTTCCCATCGACCACCCAATAAAATCAGAAGTTGAAGAGGCACTTCTCTATCAATTGTACGAGTTCTTAGATGAACATCCAACTAAATGTATTCTCAAACTAACACCACCAGAAACCCCAAACTTGTATAAACCTCTTTTGGAGTTCCACAATGTAGAAAAGGTTGTGTTCTTATCTGGTGGATACCCAACAGCAGAAGCTTGTCGTAGACTATCTATGGCAGATGGTGTTAGTGCCAGTTTCAGTAGAGCATTGAGTGAAGGTATAGACGCCAATCAATCTGATGCGGTATTTGACGCTAGGTTGTCTCTTAATATTTCAGATATCATAAAGGCTAGTGCGGATAAATAAAACGTTACATTAAGTAACAACACACATACACACAAAGGAGACTATTATGTCTAACAAAAACCCATTTGAAATTAGAGCAGAAATGCTTCAACTTGCTAAAGAATATATGGATCAACAATACCATATGAATGTCCAGTTCGCAGAGAACATGATGGAGAAAGGCAAGAAATCCATAGAAGAAATCAAGGATGTCTATCAGATGTATCCCATGGATGAACTCATGGATAAAGCTAAAGAGATGTACTCTTTCGTTTCCAAAAAAGATTAATTGTGGCGGCTCTACGAAAGTATCCGCATTAAGACCCTAACAAGGGCATAAAGGGGGTTGACAGCCCCCTTTTTTGATTCTATACAGTATACGTAATCAATCAATGAGGTACGTTATGCAAGAATTCGAAACACTTCTTAAAAAAGCTTATATGACTGAAGGCACAGATAAGTCTGTAGTCATCGCTGAATTGTGGGAAAAGTTCCCTGAGTATTGTGAGATGATGGGTCTTACTGACGGATTGAAAGGTTAATAATATGCGTGATGTTCGATATAAAGTTTCTTATGCTATAGCCGCTTTGGCTGAGCCAGAAGTTCGCACCTTTGATACTCATGATGAGGCTACCGATTGGATTGATGAGTGCATCCAAGAGCAGATTGATTTTGCGCAAGGTGATGCGAATGGAAACCTTACCGTTCGAGAAATTTGCGAAGTTCGTGATGACGTAATGTCTTTAATGCGTTTCGAAGAAGTTTTCTCTTGACAACATCGAATCAATATGGCATAAACTAAAGGTAACAAACAAAAGGATGGATAAAATGAAAAAATATAAAGTTTCTTTAAAAATAGCCGATACGTCTGAGCCAGAAGTTCGCATCTTTGATACTCAAGATGAGGCTACCGATTGGGCGGGGGCGGTTATCTTAGGGAAAATCGACATCATCCAAGAGCATGAGGGTAGAAAACTTACTGTTGCAGAATTTAACCAAGTTTTTGATTCACTGATGGAAAGTATGGTTCTCAGCGAATTAACAGTTGCTTACCTACAATAAAGGTAACAAAGAGAAAGTTGAAATTATGATTAATGTAGGTGATATGGTTTTTAGTAGTCGTCATGGTTACGCCAATGTAATTAAGATTGAGATTGTTCCAGATATTTGTCAAGGCAGTAAGTACGGTGTTGATACTGACAAAGTTTCCCTTGACCTAAAAGATAGCTGTATCTTTGATCTTGATAATGGTCATTGGTCATATGGTCACGATGTACATTCTTTAGAAAAAGATGAAAAAGGTGTTGACAACCATTTAAATTGATTCTATAAGTAATATGTAATCAAAACGAAAGTGAGAATAGAATGTCTTTTGAAACCACAATGAACCACTTCTTCGCAATGAAAGATGAACTGAACATGAATACTGTTTGGAGCATCTATGAAGTCGGTCTTAAAAATTCAGATCACGCAATTCTTACTAACAAAGCTCGTAAGGTTGTTTACGAAACTGTCGATCCTAATGCCTCTCATGAAGACTTAGTGGCAGACATCGCAGATCGTGGCAAGCGTACTACCATCGAAGTTACTGCTTGGGCAGTAGACGGTACAATCAAAGCATTGTGGAAAGCCGCTGAAACTTGCATCAAACTGAGTGGTACGCACCACTCTTACATTGAGAACTTTGAGATGCAAGAAGATGGTTCTCTTAAATTAACAACAGGTTCTTAATTAAGCTTGAAAGGATAAGCTATGAATGACGAAATGAAAACTGAACTTGAAGCAATCACTTCTGATGTTATCGGTGTAATTTCTAACCTCGAAACAGGACGTCGAGATGCTTCAGATCGTAACAATGCTCTTGACATGTACGATGGCATGGAAGATGAAGATGATCAAAAGATCAACCATCTCCAAGATGCTCTTGCTGACGCCACACACGATCTTGATAGTGCAAAAGATCAGTTACGCAAAGTTGTTGGTTACCTCGATACATTAATTGAGGAAAACGAAATCAAACAAATCATGAAAAATTTGATTTAATAACATAAAGCCCTTGACAGGGCTTTCTTCTTTTGGTAATAATAAGTGTAATCAAGAGAAAGAAAAGAATCAATGACTGTTTTAGTAAAAACCCCATGTGCCAGTGCCACTTTGAACTTCTTCGGTGTGACAGGCACTACATGGAACGACAGAACAGGTAAGAACGTTTGGGACAATACGTTACGCCGTAACGGTTTTGCTGTTCGTAGTCGTTTGTCTGCTTTAGGTAGCGCAACCACTGTTGGAGCCGCTAGACCAAAGATCAGAAAAATCGCCGCTAAAGATAAAGACATCATTGCGTTTGTTGCAAGAGTTGATGGTCACGTATTAGTGATCGACAGAGACGGTAACACTGTTGTTGATACTGATCCTAGAAAAAAAGACAAAAGAAAAATGTTTGGTTTTGTTGCTGTTTGGGCAAAATAGTTCTTGACAGCAACGCCTCTTAATTCTATACGTAATATGTAATCAAAACAAAAGTGAGATATCAAATGTCAAATTCTGCCGCCATGGATCATGCTCTTAAGCAAATCGAAATGTCATTTAATCCTGTACGTTCTGCAATCACAGATAAGAAATGTGCAATGATGCGTACTGTGACAATGTTAGCTGATCCTCATTGGGCGTCACGTGCGTGGAGCAACGTTGCTGAGTACGACATCACTAACACTGATGAGTTAGTCGCCGCTATGATTGAATTGCGTGATGCAGAAGAAGAATTTGTTGGTCACGAATTTATTGTTGGCGCTGATTGGAATGTACGTGATCTTAATCGTGGTGTAGAAAAAATTGCCAATCTTTAAAATAAAGGGTTGACACTAAGTTAATTTGATTCTATAACATAAGAGTAACAAAAAGAAAGAGACAAAATCATGGCTTATATTTCACAAGAACGTAAAAAGCAGTTAGCTCCTAATATCAAAGCTGTTCTTAAAAAGTATGGTGCTAAAGGTACTATTGCTATCAAACATCACTCTTCTTTAGTGGTTAACATTTCTTCTTCACCTTTTGATTTTGTTGGTGTTCGAAATGCAGAGACGAAAAAAGAATGTGAAAGAACTGGTCGTACTTATTATGAGAACACTAGTAACTATATCCAAGTTAATACATATT